CGAAGGAATACCTGACGAAGCTCCAGGAGCAGCAGATGGCCCTCCAACAGCAGCAGATGGCCATGCAGCAGGCACAGCAGCAGGCGGCTATGGAACAGCAGGCGCAGGCGGCAGCGCTGGAGCAGGCTCGATTCCAGGCGGAGCGCCAGGACAAGCAGGCGGACCGGAGAGCAGCGGAACAGCAGATGATGATCGACACGGACAACAGGGCCCGAGAGGACGCCAGGAACGCCGTGCAGCAGATGATGGCGCAGCGGCAAGCTCCGATGATGTAATTCATCCCCGGACGCGGGGACGGATATATTCGCCCGGCCAGCGCAAAAGGGCCATTCCGCAGGGGAAAAGCGCAAAAATCCCAAATACGGCGGGAAGGAGGAAACGCCATGAAGAATCCCGGCTATGCTGGCAAGATTGCCAATACCGGCGCACAGGTGGTCAAGGCTCCCAGCCAGAGTGTCAAAAAGGGCACCGGCAAGGTGAAGTCCGGCAGCGACCTCCGCTCCGGCAAGAAGTAAGTACCCACGTCAAATCGGAGCTCCGCTGCCTTAGTGCGGGACCCGCAGTAAGAGCGCAAAAATACAGCCGCAGGCGAAAAGCGTAAAAATCGCAGGAGGAAACCATGGATAACGACACCAATCTGGACAATCTGTTCGACGACGTTTTCAAAGAAACTGCTGACGATGACGGTCAGCAGCCGGAAAAAGCACCTGAGACGCAGCAGGTGGCCGCACAGGAGCCGCAGGAACAGTCGAAAGACGAGCGTGCTACCCAAGCGGCAGCGCGGCGGGAACGCGAAGAGCGGGAACGCAGGCGTGAACAGCGGGCATACCAGGCAGCGCGGAACGACGTGAACGCCCTGCTGAAAGAGCTGGGCATCGAGAAGGCCGACGGCAGCACCATCGAGACGGTGGAAGACCTGGAAGCGGTCGCAAAGGACATACGGGAAGATCGCCTGAGCAAGGGCAATCCTACCGAGGCGGACATCCAGGCCATCGTGGACGAGCGGATGCGGCAGGCTCAACCGCAGCAGCCGTCTCTCACCCCGGAAGAACGGGCGGAAGTGGACCGGCAGCTGGCGGAAATCCGGCAGATGGACCCGGCCATGACCGACCTCAATGCGATCCTTTCGAGCGAAGCAGGGCCGAAGTTCCGGGAATATGTGGACAAGGGCCTCGGATTCACGGAAGCGTACAAGCTGGCGGCGGAGAACCGCCTGGCCGGCATCAAATCCAACCGGCAGGGCGCGAGGACGGGAGGCAAAGACCACCTGACGTCCACCAGCCAGCGGGGAGGCGGCGACGTGGAAGTCCCCGCCGAGACGAAGGAGATGTACCGCCTGCTGATGCCCGACATGACGGACGAACAGATCCAGAAAGCCTATAACGCCGACAGAAGGAAGTACGGCGGATAAGTTTTCAAAGAAAGGACTGACATACAAATGCGCGGTTTTATTCCGTACAGCACCGAAGACGGTCGTGTGCAGCCCTGGGAGTATCTCCCTGCTACCGGCAGCACCAAGCCTGATATCGGTCTCGCCTGCACCCTGTCCAGCGGCAAGCTGGCCAAGTGCACCGGCACCACCAAACCCACCTATATCTGCATGGCAGAAGCTCCTGCGGCTGTTGCTGCGGGCACTCTGCTTCCCTGCATCAAGGTCCAGCCTGACATGATCTTCGAAGTGAAGAACCAGGCCAACATTTCCGGCGTGAACGTGGGCCAGGCCGTCACCATCCACAGCGACGGTCTCCAGATCACCGCCACCACGTCCAGCGGCGTTGCCACCATCGTGCAGAAGACCCCCGGCACCGGCACCGGCAATCCCACGCTGGTCAGATTCCAGTAAGAAAGGAGGAGGACTGAACAATGGCTAACATCGTATTTTCCGAGAGCTCTGGCGTCAATGACAGCATTTTCGGCAAGTCCCAGGCTCCCATCCGGCAGTTCATCGAAAAGAAGGGTGAGCAGTTCGAGCAGGAGAGCATCGTGAAGCGCCTCTTCCGGCAGGACAAGAGCAACACCTTCGCTCAGAAGTACACTTCCCTCACCGCTATGGAGGGGTTCAAGGTCGCCGGTGAGAACGGCGCTTATCCCTCTGACGGCCAGGAGGAAGGGTACAGCAAGATTCTGGAAGCCGTGACCTGGAAGGACAGCTTCCGTATCTCCATGGAGATCATGGAAGATTCCAAGCTCATGGACCTGAAGCAGAAGCCCGCGGGTTTCGTCACCGCCTACTATCGCACCCGTGAGAAGTTCGGCGCGGCCCTGCTGGGCGGCGCGATCAAGGGCGACAGCACCGCCACCTTCGGCGGCAGCACCTTCGGTCTCACCGGCGCGGACGGTCAGAACCTGTTCTACGCTTCCCACCCTGCCAAGATCGACGGCGACGTGCAGTGCAACCTGTGGAGCGACGACTTCAGCGCCGACGCCCTGGGCATGCTGGAGGTGAAGATGCAGAACACCCGCGGCGACAACAACGAGATCCTGGATGTGGCGCCCGACACCATCATCATCCCCAACCTTCATCCCCTGAAGAAGGCCGTCTTTGCCGCCATCGGCGCTGACAAGGACCCCGACACCGCCAACAACGGCTTCAACTATCAGTTTGGCCGCTGGAACGTCATCGTGTGGCCCTATCTGAATCAGTACATCACCAGCGGCACCGCGCCCTGGCTGCTGATGGACAGCAAGTACAACGACGAGTACGGCGGCTTGATCTGGGTGGACCGCAAGACCCTGACGGTCAAGAGCTCCATCGACGAGAATACCGACGCCAACGTGTGGCGCGGCAATGCCCGCTTCACCGCCGGTTTCCATGACTGGCGTGCCATCGCCTGCGCTGGCGTGAGCGGGGCCACCGACCTGTCCTGATAAGGAGGGTCTGATATGGAGTACACCGTTTTCACCAATTTGAAGGTCACCGGCGAGATCGACCTGCCTGCCGCCAGCGCGACTGCGAAGGGCACAGTGAAACAGGGAGTGGCAGTTGCGGACGCTGCTTCTACCGCGCCCACCGCAGCGGAGTTCAAGGCCCTGCTGGACAGCCTGCGGGACGCCGGGATCATCGCCACCAGCACCTGACGGGACAGAGGGAAGGGGCGGAGAGAATCCGCCCCTCTCTCGGAGGGAGGACACAATGATTACACAGAACGGCAACAACTATTACGGGCTGTCCACCGATACGCCGAAGCCCACCGGGGCCGTCATGAATGGCCGTAAGTTCATCGAAATGGACACGGGCAAGGTCTATTACTTCGACGCCGAGGGTGGGACCTGGATCGAATGGACCGGGGGCGGTGACGGAGAATGAAAGACTTCATCAAAGCCGCTGCCATAAGAGCGGTTAGGACAATCGCCCAGACCGCCGTCGCCATGATTGGCACGTCATTGGTCATGAGCGACGTAAACTGGGCCTCTGTCGCGTCAGCGTCCGTCCTGGCAGGCATACTGAGCATCCTCACCAGCGTTGCCACCGGCCTGCCGGAAGCGCCCAGAGGAGGCGGAAGCTGATGGAATGGCAAGTTGTGGGAGTTGTGGTGGTCCTGGTAGGACTTATCGTCAGCGTCCTCACACCGGCCATCAAGCTGAACACCAGCGTGACGAAGCTGTCTACCCTGGTGGACAGTCTGAACACCAAACTCTCCACGATGGAGAGCAACAATACCGATGCCCACCGCAGGATCTGGAACGAGATTGACGGCCAGAAGCAGCAGCTGGGCAATCATGAGACACGGATCACCGTGCTGGAGAAGACGAAGAGGGAGGGCGCATAACCCTCCCTCGCGCCAAATGAGGTGGAATAATGACAGTTCTTGACTGTATTCAATATGTGGACTCCATCGAGCCAAACGCCTACAACAACGAGCAGAAGGCCCGGTGGATAAGAGAGTGCGAAGGCAAGGTCTACACGCAGGTATTCCTGCAGCAGACCTTCGACTTCCCGGACCTGACGCCCTGGGCCATGCTGGGCATGGAGCTGGCGGTCCCGGCCCCCTACAACAAACTTTATCCCCGGTATTTGCAGGCCATGATCCACTACGCCAACGGGGAATATGACCGGTATAGCGCCTCCATGCAGCTGTTCAATGAGGCCTGGAGCGAGCTGAACCGCTGGTTCGGCGCGGACTACGACATTACGGACCGGGCCAGGAATCACCGGATCACCGTGCGAATCGACCCCGGATCACTGGAGCAGAAGCTCCTCACCGTGCCGGAGCGCTGCGCATTCGTGGCGGGGAGAATCGTTGTGAGGAACAAGCTCCAGGTCGGCGAGGATGAGATGCTGATCCAGGGTAACGTGTGGTTCGGGAAGACGGGGAAATACGTCTCACAGCAGATGATCACCATGAGCAGCAGCTACGTCAGCAGCGGAATCAAGCTCCTGCTTGGGGATATCGGTGGCACGGACATCGGCCTCACTTTGAGTACGGAAGCGGACAGCGGGGAAGCCTACCTGACCGGAATCCTCTGCATCCCGCAGGAACAGTTCTTCTTCGGACGCTGGGAGCAGCAGGGGTATTCAGTGCCGATCTCCGATGACGATGAGGAATAAGACATGCCGAAGCTCAGAGAAATCATCATGCCTCCTCCCCAGCCTGCGGGAGATCCGGAGCAGCAGCTGGAGGAACTGCGGGACTATCTGCTGCGGATCTGCGAAGAGTTGTCCTATCTCCTAACCCATCTGGAGGCGGACAATATCGACGACAGCACCTTTGAGCGCATCCAGTCAATGATCCCGAAGGGGGCCACGACCGCGCCTCCTCCGGACGGAGATCCAACCGCCGGTAGCAGCGGACAATGGGCGAGAGCGGATCACCGGCACGGACATGATTCCTCCAAGGCGGACGTGACGGCGCTTGCGACGGAGACCGCAGCCAGGGAAGCCCACGAAGCCGACACGGGCAATCCCCACGAAGTCACCAAGGCGCAGGTGGGGCTGGATCAGGTGGCCAATGAGCGGCAGTATTCCGCGCAGAACCCACCGCCTACGCCATCTGCGGCGGACGTGGGGGCCATCCCTACCACGGCAAAGGGTGCGGCAGGCGGCGTGGCGGAGCTGGACGCAAACGGCATGGTCCCGTCGGCGCAGCTTCCCAGCTATGTGGACGACGTGCTGGAATACGCCAGCCTGTCCACGTTCCCGGTCACCGGCGAGAGCGGGAAAATCTATGTGGCGCTGGACACCAACAAGACCTATCGCTGGAGCGGCTCTGCATATGTCGAGATCAGCGAATCCCTGGCGCTGGGAGAGACCAGCGCCACGGCGTATCGGGGCGACCGTGGCAAGACTGCCTACGACCACTCGCAGGTCGTGAGCGGGAATCCCCACAACGTGACGGCAGCGGAAGCCGGGGCAGTACCTACCACCAGAGAGATCAACGGACACGCCTTGAGTGCGGACATCACTCTGACTGCTGCCGACGTGGGAGCCAGGGCGGATACCTGGATGCCGACGGCCACGGACGTGGGGGCGAGACCGGACACATGGACGCCTACCGCAGCGGATGTAGGGGCCGTGCCTACCACAAGAGAAGTCAATGGCCATGCGCTGTCTTCCGATATCACGCTGGACGCAACAGACGTGGGCGCAAGAGCGGATGATTGGGTGCCGGATGCAGAAGACATTCCCTACGACAATACCACTTCCGGTCTCATGGCGACGGACGTGCAGAACGCCATCGACGAAATTGCCCAGGGCGGTGGGGGCGGCGGAACCGCTGCTGCGGCGGTGAGCTACGACAACACCGGCAGCGGCCTGACGGCCACCAACGTGCAGGATGCCATTGACGAGGTATACGGCGATATTCCCTCTCAGGCATCCAACATCGGCGCACAGCCCACCATCACCGCATCCGGCATCCTCAAAGGTGACGGAGCCGGGGGTGTGAGTGCGGCAGTATCAGGGACGGATTATCAGGCTCCATTGACGGCGGGGACGGATTACGCCACACCTGCCCAGCTTGCAGATAAGGCGAATCAGGCCCAGCTTTCCACGGTAGAGAGTGGCAGTACCGCAAGCCAATACTATGTCGTGGGGAAATACTTCTGCCTAAATGGGCTGTTATACCGGGTCATCTCGCCAATCTCCAGTGGTGGCACGTTTAATCCTGAGTCAAACTGCGAACAGGTGACAGTCGGCGAAGATTTGCGCTCCGTATATCAACACTTTAAGTCGTTCTCCCTAGCACCAGGGAAAACCTTGACTGTTAATGTCGGAAATAATTCTAACAATATCTCAGCATTGGTATTGGGTCAAGGTGCAGGAACCGAAGCAAGCGCAGTCTATTACTGTGGGGCTTATGGCAACAATACGCCAAACTACAAGGCGGCAATCGCACTCAACACAGCGTCGATAGTGACTGTGCAGACCACAAACAGCGGCTGGACGGTGAAAAATACTCATAATTCGCGTAGTATGGCAGTTAATTTAATAATGTTTGAAAGCGAACCGGGAACAGCGACATTTAACATTTCGTAAGAAAGGGGCTTACCATGAAATACGCAATCATCAAATGCACGGACACTAACTTCGCCATCCACGGGGAATATCCTACCATTGAGGCTGCGAAGGTTGCTTTCCATCAGTTCTGTGCGGCCTTATGGAATGATAGTGCCACCCAGACCGCTATGGTGAAAATCATGGACGAGAATTTGGATTGTGCAGAGGGGTATATGGAATTCATCCACCATGAGCAGGAGCAGACCAATGAGCCTGGGTAATGTCATAGAGGTAGCCCGTGCCTACCTTGGCGTGACGGAAGACCCGCCCGGGAGCAACCGGACAATCTTCGGGGCAGAGTACGGCCTTGACGGACAACCTTGGTGCGTGATGTTCCTGTGGTACTGCTTTCAACACGCCGGGGAGCGCATGGCCTTTTTCGGCGGCGGGAAGACGGCAAGCTGCGGGATGCTGCTGCGGTGGTATAAGGAGCAAGGTCTGACTGTGCCTGTGAGCGAGGTGCGGGTGGGGGATATCGTAATCTTGGACTTCTCCGGGCAGAGAAAAGATACGCAGCACTGTGGACTGGTGACAGAAGTGCTGGGGAACGGATGGTATGTCCAGACCATAGAGGGAAACACCACCAACACGAACAAGGACACCAGCAATGACAGCAATGGGGGATGTGTTGCCGCCAAGACCCGCTACCCATCCCAGATCGTTGCCGTCTGCCGCCCCCAATACCAACCAGAGGAGCCGGAGGCAAAGGATGACATCACCGGGCATTGGGCGGAGGTGAGCATTCGCCGGTGCATGGAGCGGGGCCTGCTGCGGGGCTACCCGGACGGCAGCTTCGGGCCGGACAAGCCCGTGACTAGGGCGGAGCTGGCGGTAATCCTGGACAGGATGGAGGACGACGGGAAATGAGCCTTCCTTACATGAACAACAAGTCGATCATGCGGCCCACGGTGCGGACGCAATTCGGCGGACTGAACAACAATCTCAGCGCCCATGACGGCGAGATCGTCTGGATGGAGAACATGAGCAGCCGGGAATATCCCCTGCTTACGCCGAGGAAGCCCAGAACGCTGGTGCAGACGATCTCCGAGCCTTGCGGCATCGGCGCAAGGGACGAGCTGTATTGGGTGAGCGGGACCGGCTTCTACTACAACGGTGTCCTGAAGGGAACTGTGGAGAAAAGCCCGAAGCAGTTCGCCGCCATGGGGAATATGATCTGCATTTTCCCGGACAAGAAGTATTACGACATCGACAGCGGGACCTTCGGGAGCATGGGCGTGGGCCAGACCCTGAGCGGGGTAAGCTTCCAGAACGGCACCTATGCCGGAGTGCCCGCCAACGCCAACACTATCTATAAGTCCGGCGCAGCCTGGGACTTCAAAGCGGGGGACGCCATCACCATAGCCGGATGCACAATCCACGCGGAGAACAACAAGACCGCCATCGTGCGGGAAGTTTCCGGAGATTACCTGCGGTTCTATGAGAACACCTTCACCCTGGACAGCACGATCAGGTACACCGCTGGTGAAGAAGGCCTGCTTGCCGGAA